ATTAAACAGAGAAAATACCAATTCATTTTTCTCTACTGTAGAAAGACTAAAAGTCTCTAAGGAACAAAGAGACTCTGTAATAGACATTGAACCAGCCACTACATTACGGTCAGTATATGTAGTATTTCCTATACGTAACTGTAATGTAATAGGTGCGCTACTAGATTTATATAATGCTTTTACTTCCTCTGATACATTCAGCATTCTACATCTCCACTACGTTTACCTGAACATTTTTATAAACTCCGCCCTCATCTTGATGCGTTGCAAGAGTTTTTTGGTCATATGAAATTTTACCACAATAACCATTAATTGTTTTACTGCCGTTATCTTCGTACTTGAATACGAATTCTTTACCCTGCATCAGTTCTCTCAGATATTCAACTTGATTGCCCGTCAGTTTTTCATACGTAAAACTAACTTTTACAATATCGGGACGAACCCAGATAATGTGCATATGTCCGGATTCGTCTCGACCTGATTTTGATGCAACTATGTTATCATGACTGATATTAATTCCGTCTTCAGACGGACAATAGATAGGGGTTCCGTTTACTGTCCAAGCATCATCTAATTCACCAAACATATACAGTACCTCATCTCATTAAGGGGCTTATCCCTGTTCTCATTATAGCAGAATTATTCTCATCTACGACAGCATCAAACACTTCTTTTCCTCTAATATAAACTTTAATTACTGGAGCAGTCATCGGTGTGTTAGATGTAGACGAGATTCCTTGGGAATCAAATGCATTAACAATAGCATCAGCAATAGTTGTTGCAACAGTAGCAGAATCACCACCTGAAGCAAAAACTCCACTAGGAACAACTCTTCCGGATGCTACAGCCGGAATAGGCATATTCGATACACCCAGCAAAGCATTGGTAATAGTAGTAAATCTATCGGCAATCTGATTTAACTTTTCAAGAACAGAGTCTAATGCATCAGGCACATCAGTAATTGCGGTATCTAAATCACCAACACTCTCTGCCATATTCTCAGCGGCTTTAATCGGTGTGCTAGATTCATCTGTAATACCTTCAGCAAGACCTAATGCTAAGTTTTCACCAATTTCAGCAAATACTTTTGATGGCGAATGAATTTGAAACATTCCCCTAACTCTGTCTACCAATGAACCGCACAGTCTGTTTACACTACTTACCAAAGAATCCCAAGCACCGCTGACACCGTTCTTAATACCATCTACTAAATTTCTACCAATATCACTGAAACTTACTGACCGTAAATTTGTTTTCAGATTTTTCCAGGAATTAGTAACAGTAGTTTTTATATTATTCCACGATGTGGTAGTTGTGGTTTTAAGATTATTCCACGCATTAGTAACATCAGTTTTGATATTTCCTGTCGTAGTAAACAGTTTGTTTTTTGTATTTGTCCAAGTATTGGAAACCGCAGTTTTAATGTTATTCCAAGTCGTACCTGTTTTAGTTTTTAAATCATCCCACGCTGTTTGAATTTTACTAACTAACGGACCAAGTGACTGGTCAAAGAATCCTGTAATTTTAGACCATGTATTTTTAATACCTTCAAATAATCCATCGACTAAATTTGTACCAATTTCAGAAAATACTTTTGATGGCGAATGAATTCCAAGTAGGTCTTTTACTGCATTGACTAATGGGTCAATCATGTTTTCTTGAACCCAATTTTTTAAATTCTTTAACGCATCTGCAATTCCTTTAAAGAATCCTGCTATGCCATCATCTCCAAATTCAGCAAATTTATCACCAATATTTTCAAAAACTGACTCCAATGCGCTAATTAATGCTTCAAATAGACCGCTGGCAAGTGCCATTAAACCCATGACTGCAAGTAACGCAACTTTGCCCCAATCAATATTACTAATAAATTCTCCGATTGCTTCACCGAGTCCCTGCCAATCAAATTCAGCGAGTGCTAGTACAATCATGCCAAGAGCGTCAACAAGAGCATCACTAACAGTACGCCCAAATTCTGCCCAATCAATATCAGTAACCAGCGTATTCAAACCAGCGACAAAGGTTTCAGCCATTGTAAACCACGGAATATTTTGAATTGCTATGTGTACAGATGTTACAAGCCCGTTAAATCCGGTAGCAAGTGTTTCACCGGCTAATTGCCAATCAATGTTGAAGAACCATCCCGTGATTGCTGAGGAAATTGCATTTCCAATACTTTCCCAAAGTCCCGGAGTATTAACAATGCCGTGAAATATTTCGATTAATCGGCGCAGTTTATTAGAAAATAATTTTCCAATACCTTCCCAATCAACAACATCTACAAAAGATTTAATCCCTTCACCAAGACGCTGACCAAATACACTAAAGTCAAACGTATCCATAAACGTATTAATGACAGCAGGGATAATGTTAAGACCGGACGCAAGCATATCTCCAAGACGTGCCCAATCCAATCCTGCAACCACACCGTTTAAGATTGTCGCAATGTTCTTTGACCACGTAACTGCAAACGGTTGAAGCGTGTTATCAATCCAGTTATCAATAGCATCGACAGCCTTATTTAAGCCTTCAGAAACGATTTCTCCAAACTTATAGAATTCACTATTTTGCCAAGCCTCTTTAAGACGTTCTCCCCAATTTTGAAGCCACTCAGATAATGTTCCGCTAATCGGAGACTCTTCAAAGTTAAGTCCTCCACCGCTACCACTTCCTGAATCTTTATTCTTATCATCTTGGTCTTGTTGTCTGTTAAGTTCATCAAAAGAGTACAGTTCATTGTTCCATTCTTTTTGCGCTTCAGCACCTGCTTTAGTTTTATCTGCTAACGCACCGGTTCCTTTTACTGCTTTAACAAAGAACGATTTACCTGTAAGCAGTGCGATGAATGCTCCAATCGTATTCATAATACCAGAGAAAGCATCCATTAATCTCGTCAGCACCGGAGTTACAAATGTAATAATCGGTGCAAATGCCGCCGCCCAACTATCCTTTAAATATTGCAGAGACGTTGACAGGGCATTTAATGATGCTCCAACATCACCAAAACTCGCATCCTTCAATGTTTTCAAACTATCTGCAATAGCAGACCGAATTTTTCGGAACAAGAAGAAGAAACTACGAACACCAAATCCATATTTAATGAATAACTTTATCGCCTTTTTAAACGAATCACCGGAGTTTTCAGAATCTTTACCAAGTCCTCTAAATGAAGACGCTAATCGTCTAATACCGCCAGCAATAGCAGACTTAGCCATCATCAGTAAATTTTTTGCTAATGTGGCAATTTTACCACCCGTTATAGATGCAATAGTGCCTAATCGTGCAATAGGAGAAATTATCTTCTGTACATTTTCTCCGCCTTCATGCGCTACAGCACCCAATGACATTTGAAGTTTTTGAGTAAGTTCAGCCGACTTTGCTAAATTATCCGTTAATGATGTGTAATACGCATCAGTATCGCCAACTTTAATAAATGCTGTTCCGTTATTTTGAATCTCATTTACTAAATTTCTATAACGTTCAAGTTCGGCATTTACACGTTCTTGTGAATCTCTAAGCGCATTTTCTTGTGCGGTTGTGTCTTTAATGGATTGTTGTAATCGATAATACGTACTATTTTCAGCGAATAGTTTTTCTCTTGCTTCACCACGATTAGAAATGTTATTCCTTTTAGCATAATTAGTAAGCATTGTGGAATCTCGCCTACTTAATTCTTCTTGTTTCTGTTTTAATTTTTCTAATTCAGCGGTTATTTTGTTTGCTTCCTCTCGGTATTTAACCATACTATCCCAAGCAGATTGATAAGTATCTGTAGGAATTAAATTTTCAGAAGTTGATGCAAGTTCCACTATTTTACTATTAACCTTAGTTAATTGAGATTCAAATTTTTGAGCCTGAATAAGGTTTTTTCGTAACTTATCTGAAATATCTACATCGGCATATTCATTTATTGCATCAGAAAGTTCCTTGCTTAACTGTGCGCCAGCCTTTAAGGTAGATTGCATGTCAGGTTCAAGTGATACGGGTATAACAACTGCATCTTCTGCCATAAAGTCACCTACTTTCCGCTATTCCACAAACTCTTTACATATTCATCATCCGCAATCTGCTCAGCAGTGCGCATATTCCAAGTAAAGTATTGTGGATTTTCGTTTCTAAATTTATTCTCCCACTTCTCCAGTTTTTTATTCGATACTATTTTATCACGAATACCAATAACTGTAGACAGCACACTTTCCCCTACGGAAGAATAATATCCCATAAATGTCCACCAGTGAAGATATGGTACTGCTCGTATCTCTGTATTTGCAACCTTATTAACTGCACTACAAATTAATTGAGAGTCCTTATCCCAATCAATTAACTTATAATTATGCTTGGGACCAGAACTCTCGTTATTTCCGCAGTTAAAGAATGTATACATTTCAGATACAGCACTTTCCAACTCCTCTCTTGTTAATTGTTCAACATCATTTAAACTAACGATATTCTCATAAAATATAATTAAACAACCAAGTAGTTTTTCTTGTTTATCTAACTCTGGGTCATCTAATACGGCGAAACAATCAAGCATAACCCGATAATCGCCCTTGTTTCTTATTTTGAATATCTTTCCGTTGACATTAACTTCAGTCGGAATACTGTACTTATCCATCACGATTTAATATACTTTGCAGTGTGCTTATTTAATTTTGCCATCGTTTTAGATGTTTCCGCACTTATGTTATTTTCATAAAGTGAGGATAGTGCTTTAATAATATGCTCAAATCTAAACATACCATTAAACGGGTCATACATTGAACCCGTGGGTGCACATACTTCCGATACATTTGTATCAAACAGTTCATCCATAGCAACACGCATATCAGAATCAATTTGAGTAAGAATCTCGGAAGCTTTTGCTAAAATTTCATCCGCAGACTTATTCTCATCAATATCCAATTCTGCCATAGCGGCATCAGCCTTACGCTGAAGTTCAGGATACAGTTTGTTCAGTCTAGTGATGAACATGAGGTCAGAAGGATTAAGTTCCAGCGGTCGAATATCGCCCTCTTTTAACTTAACCATGAATGTCTTTTTACCTGTTGCTGATAAGTCTATATCAACAACAGGTTCGTTACGTTTCAGCAAATCGTTAGGCATAATTTATTCTCCTCTCATGAATAATTATAAAGGCTGTCTTACCAACTTAAACGATAGGCCCAGAGAGGGTGGACCTAGCAGAACTTGAATCTGCATAGCCCTTGATTACTACTCTGTTGTAGTGGTTGCACCGTCAGGTGTGAACGTAAAGTCATCCGCAATCTTATCTACTTTACCTGTAGTAATGTTGTTACTGAAGTAGACAGAAATCGGGAAATTAACGTTTACATCACCGCCGATGCTGTTATAGGTAATTGTGCAGTGAACGTGCTTTTCAGCCTCATAACCGTTTTCAGAATCACCCTTAAACGCAGTGATGATATAGCAAGTAAACTGGTCAAGTTCACTAAGTGCATTTCTACGCCGAATATCATTCAGTTTTTCAGCAAGTTTCGCACCGCCCATAATCAGATGCGGGTCAAAATCCTGTTGCGGCTGAGTCCGGTTGAGGTCTGTATAGTTGTTACCACGAATATCAGTTGTGGTTTCAATATCTGCATTGTACTCAATGCTGGAGTCCTCAGTACGTGTACCAAGCAGTTCACGAACTTGCGTATTACCCTCAGTCCACTCTGCCACTGTGATGAGAAGTTTACGTTCAGCACGTTGACCATCTCTAAGATTAAAAGCCATAAGTTAGTCCTCCTTATTCCACATAACTTTTGATGTGTCCAAATATTCTATTTGGATAGTAATACTGTATTTTGCTAATGCTGGTGTTGTTGAAGCATCAATTCCGTCTAAATTGGGATTATTTGATGTAGTGTGAATACTCTCTACGATACACGTCTGCCCAAAATCGGGAAAATTTCGATTGTCATTTTGAACTTCTATCCAATCAATAATACTTTGAACAAACCCTAAGTCAGAGACATTTTCATCAGTGTACCCTAGTGCCCTGGGAATTGGCTTTGTTGACAGGGACCTAAAATCAATTAAAGTACATTGATATTGTTTTAACACTGAACCATCAATATACTTTTTATCCGTATACGTATCATTAGCATCCGCGATGATTTGTTTAGTATCATTCTTGGCATTAATGAAGTTAAAGTATAAGGAACTTGACTTTATAGTGTCACAGGTCAGCAGATAATCAATGATGGCACTATTCTTGTCAGTCATTTCTTACCTCCTGCAATTTTTTTCAACGCACTTGTTACTCGATTGTTGAATGCCCTTCTATCATTTTGAAGCATTTTTTTATCCCACTCTTTTGACGCAAGGGGATTTCCATCTTTATGGTACGATAGGCTTCTATTTGTCGGATATTTTGTCATACCCTTAGGTGTTCTAAATCCTATCGGAGTAGCAACTGCTGGATTAAATACCGGCCATCTCCTATTAGTCACCGGGTCAATATGATAACTTACAGGCTTACCGTTATCCGCATTTCGGTCATAGATAGGGAAATTAGGTCCATAAACAATTCCCACATACTGATAATGAGCATACTCAGTATCCCAAATTACAGACTTTTCAGTATAGTGTCCTTTATTGCGTAATGTGCCTTCTTCATAAGGAACATACTTATTACTCATCTCGAGGTATATTTTATTTGTCTCTAATCTAGCCTTTCGATTACCGACAACATCTGATAATTTCTTCTGTAATTTCGTTTGTAATTGTGCGGCTGGTACCCGCACTCTTATAGAACCCCTTTTCATCCTCTATCACCAAGAACGTGATAATGCGGATTATTTCTACCGCCGCCCACGTTTTCTACGATAGTATTCACTTTCATACAACCCTGTAATTTAGAATACTTCGCAAGTAGGTCTGTAGACTTAATGCCAGTACCCCTATCGTACTCATCAATAGTATCGTCAACTTCACCAGGAATGATAATGTCATCTCGCCCTACGGTAAAATAGTTAGACATTTCATCATTAGGCTTTTGTTCCCATAAATATTTAGACAGATACTTTTCATCTTCCGGAATTCTACAAATAACTGAACTGGTATTAAGTTCAACATCATTAATCAGTACACGTTCTCCAGAGTAGTCCCAAAAACAATCAGGAACAACTGTTCGATACCAAGAAACAATATCTGTTACAGGGTCAATGTACTGATTATAAATCGTTATTGTAGTATTCCACCATTGCGGATATCCTGGTTTACTCATTTGGATAAATACCTCTGTACAACACTTTTTGTCCAAGTGAATTTTTTAAGCCTTCAAGATACATATAGCAGGTATCGGCAATAAGATTTCTACCGCCGTCACCGCCATTTTTGAGAAGTTTATACGCTTCACTTGCACCAAGAGTGTTATAACTAATGTCAACTCCATCATTTGATTGAGATGCAATTACGCCCGATGTTTGTACTGTTGTAGTATGTCCCTCTGCGTCCGTAGTTGAAACAGTTTGTGCGCCTAAACTCAACGCATCTGCTTTTAATTTTGCGAGCTGGATGAGTTTATTGACACACCGTTTCACACGTTCGTTAATCTCAGTTTCATTCTGAAGTCTTCCAAATGTATACCAATCAATCCACATTGACGCTTCAAACTCATAATCGTTAAAGGTGGTTTCATCTAACGTTCCACCGTAGGATTGATATTCTTCGTAGGTAAGATACATTGAATCCACCACCTTTCAGTTACTTTTGTTTCTTTGTACGTCTTTTAGGTTTTTCGTCAACAGCATCATCAGATGTAACCTCTTCTGTTTTTGGTGTCTGTTGATTTGCCTTTAATTCTTCAATAAGTTTTTGCTGTTTGGCGACCAACGCTCTCAGTTCATCGACATCATTAGGAATCGCTTCCTTAATAATTTCTTCGGTGACTTGGTCAATCAAACTGTAACCCTTATCGAGGTAACGCTGAACATTGTCAGCGTCATCCTCGATTTGAAGAATTACATTACCTCTACGAACTTTAGTTAGCATCAACCGTTCGTTGTGGTTGTGGTAGTAGAGGCATCAGTTACATTGAACTGGAGAGCGTCTGCCTTCTTATTGAGAATGAATACATCCTCAAAGGACTCTTCGTAGTACACATACTTACCTTCAGACATAGCACTCGGAGCATCCAGACGAGAGAATGTGTAAGATACCGGAGTAATAACTGCGCCCGGATGAACCAGGAACATATTAATCTGCTTAGCAGAAGCCGCCGGAACCCAACCTGTTGTGAAGTCATACGCAGTCTTCATCAGTTCAGCCGGAACACCGATAACCTGAACTTCGTCAAGACGATTAATCCGACGGTCAATACCATTCGGACCAGTTTCAACATTGATAGAACGTCCGAGAGTGTTGTTAGCATCAATCTGAGCATTCTTCAGCATGGACTTAACTTCATTAGTAACGTACAGAATACGTCCGTTTACCGGAACACGAGCATTGTCCATCTTCAGCATCATTGCATCGAAGACACTGAGAATGTTGGCAACAGTAAGAACAGTGCTATCAGCAGTCTTACCAACATAAGCGCCGTGTGCGCTATCGCCTTGGATAGAAGTTGTCCACAGACTGTACAGATGAGAAATGGTATATGCATCCATTTCAGGGAACTTCTGTTCCTCGTTGAATACCCGAGTGATGTTAGCAATCGTATTAACCATATTGGACTGGTCAATGTCCATCGGGTGAACAAGTGTGCTCCACTTACGCTCGTTGGAGAGTGTCTTTGTTTCCCACTTGTTGTCGTAGTTACGCTGTGCAAATGCAACAGTATCACGGTCAGCGTTTACACGACCTGTGGTGCTGATAGACGGAATTTCAATCGTCTTAGCGTTTACCCAACGGAACTTACCGTTATTCGGTGTACTATACAGCGCACCAAAATTCAGAACATACGGAAATGCCTGTTCAAGGGCACGCTTGTACTCAGTAGCATAGTTTACTGCGCCGACAGCGGAATTAGCACCGCCATTGTTTGCGGGTGTAGACATAAATTACTTTCCTCCTCAATTAGTTTTGGGCGTATCGCCTCTAAGTGATGCGAAATTAAACGCCTTTGCAAACCCATTTGTAGGGTCTGGTGCCGGAGACGATACAGTATCAGTAGAAGATACAAACTTCGGCTTGTTATCTGCAACAGGCTGTTCCTGCTGAGTAACAAATGCATCCGGATTATCAGCCAAGTATCCTGTAGCGAAGTCTTCTCCACCAATAATTTTACCGTTCTCCACTGTGAGATTTTTGGCAATCATGGACTGAATAAAGTCTCGTTTAGCGGCATTGCTAGTAAACGATTTATTACCAGCGAAATCTCTGACAGCAAATTCATATTCCTGCTGTTTCAGTTGAGCCTGATACTCTTTAATGTCAGTATCATACTTTGTCTGCAGGTCATTAAACTGTGTTGTAAGTTCTCCGAGTTTTGTCGCATCTGTACCAGCCTCTTCAAGTTGAGACTTCAGATTCGCAAGGTCTGTGTCACGTTTTGCAATAGTATCATTAAGTTTTGAGATGTTATCATCTTTAGCCTTAAGGTCATCGTCATACTTATGCTTAGACACATACTCACCGGAACTCAAATCAGCAAGTTTAATACCAGCATCTTTGAGCGCAGATTCAAAGGCTTCATATGTAAATACTCCACCCTCTGCTTTACTAAACAATTCTTTTAAATCCATTTTTACCTCTCTCCTTTACACTCTTTATATCTGTTATTTATTTACCCGCATTACAGTTTGCGGTAAAGTGTACGTTTCTTTAAGCGTCTTTACGTTAGACAAGAAATGGACACTCCATCTCTGATGTTATTATATATAATAAATGGTAATTTGTAAATTATATATCATCTTTTAATACACGATAACCATTTACTGTAATTCTGTTACGTTTGACTGCTAAACCGGCATACGCTGAGAACGATTTTAAGCGTTCTGTGAGCGTTGAAACTTTTCGCTGATAGATTAATGCTTGTTCTCTGTTTTGAGCGTTTCTGAACGCTATTTGAGCGTCTTTAGCACGTCTTATTTGCGTCTCTAAATTACGTTGTACTTGTGTGCATTCATAAAGCGTTAAATGTCTGCCATCCGGCAATGTAATACCATCAGCATTACGCTGTCTGAACTTTTCCAACGTCTGTACAGAGTATCTAGGTTTATGTGTTGCTAACACAACATAAATTGGGTAATGTCTACAGTTCCACTCACCAATAATTCTATCAACACTTGTGAAGTGATTCTGCTTAACATCTTCAAAATCCATATTTGACTGTAGTCTGTTGTACTGTTCAATCGTGAATACATGCCCTTGAAATGGTTCATGGTCAGGCGCTGAATTAACGTGTGCTGACAATTCAACACCGTCAGCATTAATCTGTCTGCCAATCTCTGCTTGTACTCCAGCATTAATAGCATTGACACCGCCTAAGATATTCATACGTACAGCAGAATCCAGTCGTCTTGTATATCCGCTCGGATAATACATAGTACGTATGCCACTATCTGCAAGTTCTTTAATAGCACGTCTTGTGGCAGTTTCAAAACTGACAGTATCATTTTGTACTGCTTGAATGGCTCTATCAATTACATTGTTATACGTATCTTCAATAGGTTTAAATGTCAGTTGAGTTGGATTTCTTGAATCACTGACCATAAATCCTGTTGCTGACGTTTGAGATAAATTGACATACGTTTCAGCGGTTCTATCCCCAATACTCTTAACAAGATTCTGAAGTTCGGTATTCTTCTCAAAAGGTACATATGATTTATGTCGATAGTCATAAAACGGCTTTGCACTAATATAATTTTCAAGAGCCACAGTTTTAATTAATGCTTTGATATCCTTAACTTGAACTCCAACTAACGTTGCTAACATTTGATTAATTTTTCTAATATCAGCACCACGCTGTGTCAGTAACTCTAGTTTAAACAAGTCGGCGGGTGAAAGTGTGCCAACAGCCTTCACCCGTTCCGCTATAACACTGATGACGTAATTACTGATATCTTCCTGTCTACTAACTATAGGCTGTACAAGATTATCAATCGCATCATCGCTTAACATAATTACCTCTTAATTCCGCTGTTCATTTTAGGATTATACTGACCGACAGTCATTGTTTCAGGAGTGTCGATTGATGTAAGTTGTTCCTCAGTAATCTTCGCCAAT